AGTGCCAGCGGAGGAAGTACGTTGGATTAATACCGGGTGGAGCATGGCCAGCAGGTGTTGCCCACGGCGAGAACGCGCTGGGGACCGTGAATGGTCCGTAACCATTGGCCGAGTAGTCGGTCGTGAACAGGCTAAGATCGACCGTGTCGGTGATCGTCGGTGAGACGGCAGTCGCCCATGCCGAGTCGTCGTAGGCCTGCTGTGTCCAATCTCCGTCCGTTGGCGCGATCGTATTGCCAATCGTGTCGAAGACCTTGACCGCGGCCGGTGTGCTGACGATTGCCATAGTGGGATAGGGAATGTTCACCATGCGGCGGGGTCGCTATATCGGCGCGTTCGCGATCCCAAGCAAACCAAGATGTGCGGTCGTGTTCCACGGCTGTTGTGGATACAGAATGGGTCGCCGGTAATCCGTGCGCTGCGCGCCGATCGGTGGCGGTCCGCCGACAAGCCAGAGCTGAACAACCGTGTAGACTTCCGTACTCCCGAAGCTCATGGCCATCCCCAGGCCGTTTGTCCCATTCGTCGTCTGCACTTGCTGTTCGACGCGAACGACTTGTGAGCTGAGCAAGACAAACAAGCCGACCACAAGCGCATAGCTGAAGTTCGATCCCGTTGACGCACCGCGACTGTTTGGGCCATACAGCAGCGCAGTATTACTCGATACGTTGAAGAGCCTCGCCTGATGGTTATCGACGGCGAAGCCAGGAACGACAATTGAACACTGATAGGTGCCCGCGGGGAGGGTGATCTGGTTGGCCGCAAGTGATGCGATAGACAGATCATTCGCAATAATCGTATTGAGCGTCCGAGTCACCCACGAGCCACTCGAGATGGCGCCACCATTCGTACCACTCGTCTTCTGATCTTGCATGCAGACGTACGGTGACGTCGCGCCAGTAGCACCAGTAGAACCGGTTGCGCCAGTCTGGCCAGTTGCGCCAGTCGCCCCCGCTGGCCCGACAGGGCCAGTAGCCTGAATGTTCGTGAACGCGAGCGATGTACTGCCAATAACAACCGTGGTCGCCGTCGTGAAAACCCAGATGGTGTTCGCGAACCCCGTACCCGAGGTCACGTAGACCATGAAGCCAGTCGGGAAGTCGGCGTTACCACCCGCGTCGCTGGCACGGGACATCGTGGAGCTCGCGCCGGTCCACACGTAGATCCCGTTCTGTGACGGTGTCGACTGCGCAGTGAGCAGAACGCGATCGCCAGTCGCCAGGGTGACGCCATCGATAATCGTGCCTGGACTGATCAGGCTGACGTTGATCGTTGAGACGACCCTGACTGGTTCCTTGAACCGCTTGTCGATGTGGAGATCCGCACCCGTGGCCAGCGAATGCAGACTACTCACGAGCGGAACTCCAGCGGCGTGCCATCGTTGAGCGTCATCTGGTCACCCACATTATCGAGCACGTCCTCAGCACCGAGGTTGGCGTCTGTTGGCCGCAATTGCAGGGTAAGTGCGAGCCAGGTCGCCGAGCCAGTGAACACGGTCGGATAGGCAATCAGCGTATCGCCCGTGTCGTAGTTCAACTGCCAATCCGTGATGTCGCAATCCGATGCCGATTGCAGATTCAAATTGGGTGCGGTGCCCGTGCCAGAAAGTGGGATCGATGTGCCGAACGATGTCACGCTCGTCAGTTTTACCTGTATGGTGGCCGTGACCAGCGAGGGTTGGCCAACCCCATCACCGGCGTACATATGAGCCCACACCAAACGTGATGGGAACGGCACCTCGACCAGCAGTGGGTCAAGCGTCGCCAATGTGATCGCCTGCCCGCCGCCACCCCACATGAAGTCGATACCGCCTGGTCGCAGCGCTGGCTGCGGGAACCGTTGCTGCGACTTGGCCAGCAACAGCGTGAACGCCTGGTCGAGCGTGCTGTCGACCGTCACCCGACGAGCTCCAACGTCTGGATGAACCAGTCGGGCGTCACCTCGCGCGTCACGCTCACGACCCAGAAACTGCCGTGTACGCCGAGCATGTCCGAGTCGACTTCGACCACGCTGCCAGGCCCGAGCAGGTCGTCCCGCGGTGTCTGCAAGCCGCTGATCTTTTTGATTGGATCACTCGATTCGCCGCGTAGATAGTTCAGCACAGCCTCGCAACTGATACCCGAGCGCGGGTCAGCCTCTGTGTCGCGTTCGATCTGCTCGCTAGAGTGTGCGTATGGAGTTGAACCGTCAGGGATCGGATCTGGCTGACGGAAGACGAGGGGGCCGAGCCCGTCGCCATAGTCAAAGCCGGTGACCTCCCAGGCGTCGAACGTATCGAACGTCTCGATCTGGGTATGACCGCCGTCGAAGATATCCACACCCTCGGTCAGGGTGATATCTGGCGCACCCTGGCCGCCGGTCAGCACCTGAGCACGATACACCTGGCCATCTGTCGACTCGGCGAGTTTGTAACCGATGCTGGACTTCGACAACCGCGACTGGTACTCGAGTGCCGACTCGCCCTGTCGCCAGGTGTAACCGTCCGGCGCCGTCGCGCCGCGGATGATGCCCGTGCCGCCGATGCTGCCGATGTTGGTCACGCCAGCGATGTCCAGCACGGCCTGCGCGATGGCTTCATCGGTCGCCGGACCACCTGTGAGATCCCACAGCGTCCTTCCCTTGGGCCGATTGTTTCTGAACTTCTGCGCCGCAATCAGCGGTCCGCGGCAGACGAGCTCAAAGTTTGGGCCAGAGTTGAGCCAGTCGCCTTCCATGATGATGCCGCCGAAGCATTCGACATTGTTCGCACCAGCTCCGAGCGCGATCACCACGGTGTCGCCTTGGGACCAGCCGCCAGGATCGGTATAGAACTTGGCGTAGCCCTTCGAAACGGGATCACTGAAACTCGATTCGACACGGCCGCCTGAGCATTGCACGAAGTTGCCGCCGATGGTGCATGCCGCATAGGGGACGTAGACAACCGTGCTCATTTGAGAACGAAGGTTGCCCTTGCCTTGATTCGACCATCCTGAAGCGGCGGCTCAGCGCTGATCTCTTTCAGGATGGCTGCGACGCTGTCCCAGTTGTCAATCGTGAGTGTGCCGCCGTCCTGGCCGCGGGCCAGTACGGCACGGATATAGTCGGGCCGATTCGAGAATAGCAGCGTTACCGTGCGCGTGACCTCGCGCTGGCCGCCCAGACTGATCGCTACCGTGTCGCCGCCCGGAAAGCCGCGCGTGCTCACGGCTGAGGTCGCCGGCTCCGACCAGCCCTCCTCGAGCGCAGTGAAGATCACCCCCGCGAAGTCGCTCACGTGAACTGGCCCTCAATGGCTGGGAAGCCGCCATTACTCACCGGTGGCCCAACACGTCGGCTCGCTCCAGCGATTGCGTCCGCGACAGCTTGTGTGAACGAATTCAGATCGCCTGCATTGTTGATCGTGACGCCGTTGATCGTGAGATTGACGCCGTTGTTCAGTAGTTGACTGCCAGCGTTCAGGGCACCCTGAGCGGCACCACTGGTCGCGTTCAGCGCGGTACCTGCCGCGGAGGTGGCACCGGCAACACCTGGTAGGTTCGCGAAATTCGCGGGTAGTGTCCCAATTGCCGTAGCCAGGGCGTTGATGGACCCAGCAATCTGGTCAATTGCCTTCGAGATAGCGCCGGCGTTGTCCGTAATGAACTTGAAGAAGGCGATGAATGGACCGAAAGCAACGGCTAGAGGTACGGCCAGTGCTATCAGGACTGGCCGTAATTTATCGAGGTTCGGAATCAGCACATCCGTGAACAAGCCGATGAGCGCTGAGAAACCGACCTGCACAACCGTGCCGATCAGGTTATTGATCGCACCAAACAGGCTGGCCAGCGAACCCAGCACCGGCGCGACGGTCTGAACCCTCCCGCCCAGCGTGACAAGCGAATCGCCAAGACTGGTAAAGAATCCTGGCAACGCCTCGGGGTTTGCTCGGAACGCATCGATGATGACCTGAAGCGGGCGTAGCCCGTTGGTCACCACGCCACCCAGCGTATCTTTGAGGAAGCCAACCGCGCCGGCTACGATGTCGAACGCTGGACCGACGTTCTGGGCCATGAAGTTGCCGATATTCTCAAGTGCCGGTCCGAGTTGCGTATCGATGACTGACTTGAGTTGACCGCCCAGTACGCTCGCCAACTCAAGCGCTCGGCCGATAAAGTCGCCGATGTTATCGATGACAGTGCGGATCGCGGGATCTAACGTCTTGATGTCCTCGACGAATCCACCCCATGCCGCAACAACCTCGCCTGAAAGCGCAGCCTGGAGGATGTCGCCAAGGTTCGAGAATCGGTCGGCGATCTCCTTGATACTGCCGAGATCGCTGTCCCACGCCGCTTTCAATGCCAGGAATGCACCCACGACCACGAGTACCCACGGTGCAAAGCTGATCAGGATGCCAGTTATTGCACCAAAGGCTGTACCGATAGCTGCGCCCAGTGGTGCGAGCAGAATGAATCCACCGACCAACAGTGCTGCGGCACCAGCAAGGCCGGTCACCACGACGATGCCTTGCAGCACCGACTCAGGCAAGCTCTGCACCGAAGCGATGAAGTCGTTGACGTGACTTAGCACGTCGGTCAACGCTGGCTTGAGAAGGTTGCCGATGGTAATGCTCAACTCGCGGAGGCGATTCGTCGCCGTGCCCCACTGGAAATTGAGCGTGGTCTCAATGCGTTGGAATGCCTCGTCGGTCACGCCTGTTGACGTGTCGATGTCATGCAGAATGTCATTGAAGTCCTGAGCACCACGACCAGCCAGGACAAAGGACGCTGCACCGCCGCGGATGTTCGGCACGAGCTTGAGCCATTCGGCCGTCTGCTGATCTGCTGATAAGCCGACCTTGTTCATGGCGGTCGTGGTCAGGTCCATGATGCCCTTGAGGCCCAGCGTGTGAACGCCGGTCGCGGTGAAGGCGCTAACCAGATCCACGCCGCTGGCCTTGCTCAGTGCGGTGATCGTCTTCTCCGCGGCCGCCGAAGGATTGATCAGGTGAACGATCTGATCTTTGACCTGAGTTGCGGCCGTGGCCGCATCGAAGCCGTGACGAGTCATGGCCGCCATCGCGGCCGCGGCCTGGTCGAGCGGCACGCCAACAGCCGCGGAGAACGCCGCGACCTGGCCGAACGACTCGCTGTACTGCTCGAGCGTCGTGTTGCCTTCGGCCGAGGCGATATGCAATTGATCCATCGTCTTGGCCGCTTCGTCGCCCGAGATGCCGAACTCTTTCATAACCGCGGCCAGCACCTCTGCCGTCTGCGCGGTGTTGCCGCCTGTCGAGACAGCCGACCGCATCGCGGCATCCAGGATTGCCGTCGATGCAGCCGCATCGAAACCAAAGTTCGAGACGTGCATGAAGCCCTGCGCCAACTCCTCGAGCGGCACAGGCGCCGATGCTCCGAGTTTCAGGATCGTGTCCTGCATGTTTTGCATATCAGCATCGGTTTGCGTCGTGTTGTTCCGCGTCTGTACCAGCAGCGTGTCAAAGTCCGCAGCACCCGCGACCGCCCCACCGAACGCCACGCCGATGCTCGCGCCGGCTGCGGTCAGCAATAGAGCGCCAGCCTTCGCCTCGTTGAACTTTGACCCCATCCCGGTAAGTTCAGCACCGACCGCAGCCAACCCTGCCACGGCACCCGAGACGTCTGCCCCGACACTAACGAACAACTCGGCAATTGGAACGGGCATCTAACCGCGACTCAACCGCATCTCAACCAGTCGGGCCGAGTAATGGCCGGCGTATGGTTCGTCACATGGCCCGCTGGCTCGCTGCTACCGTCGCGCTCACGAGCGCGCTTCTGTGCATGCCCGTACAGGCGCAAGGTTCGCCCGAATACAAACTCGCCGTGCTCCAGACTGGTTCGTACGTCGCGCCCGACGACGACCTCGTCGGCCAATTCGGGAGTGCGCTCGATGTACTCGGAGCGGAATGCCAGGAGCCGCGTGATCGGCTGGGCGATATCGCCGTGCTGATCCATGACCGCATGCAGGCGCGAGGCATCGACGAGTCCTACCTGTCGATCCTTCAGAACGTCGGCATGGCCGTTCCGGCCGAGGCACAATTGCCCATGCGATGCACCGAGGTGTTCGCGGCGTACTTTGTGGCGCGCGTCGACGGCTAAACTCACTTCACCAATCCACGCGAGAGTTGCTGTGCTCTGGCCTTGCCTTCCGCGCGATCCCTGGCCTGGTCCCGCTCGCGCGCCTCAAGCAGATAGAGCGCGTACCAGTGGACAAACTCACGATGGCTCATCCGCTGTGTCATCTCCGCTCTTGTCATGCCGCCCAGCTCGCGCGCCAACTGGTACTCGAACCGCTCCATTCCGTTCGATCGGAACGCTTTTAGTCGCGTCCGAGACGGCCTCCTGGGTCAGCCCGGAAATCTCCATGATCGCCTGCATGATCGTCTGGATGGCGCCGATGCTCTTCTCGCGGAGTTGCTCGTACTGCTTGAACGTGAACGCCGGCTCGATCATGCCCGCCGTGAACATGCGCGCCTCGAGTTCTTCGTTGTCGACCTCGACGCGATTGGTCGCCGGATTCAGGCCCGTGCTGGCCTTGCGCATGTCCTGAACCTGCTTGAGGCTGAACGAGCGGATCTTGACCGCGCCGCCCCACTGAGGAACCTCGACGACTCGTTCCTCGATATCCGGGGCGGCCAGGATCTCGTCAGCCGTCAAAATGTGCGAGTCGAATGCCATGAGCCCTCCTCAAGGGATGATGGTCCCCAATACTTCAAACTAAGCGTCGGTAACCGTACCGACGACTGCCAGGTCCGACGACCACTTGACCACGTCATCGCCTGGCTGGGTGACCTTCCACGTCGCCACCAGGCAGTTGCCCGAGATGGCGCGCGTGCCGCCGCCAGCGCCAGCCGGTCTGTCCACGAACGCGACCGCCGCCGGCGTAGTCGCCAGGAACAGCGGCGAGATGATTGCGTCGAGCGCGGGATCGTAGCCACCCTCGAGCGTGACCGTGCCAGCGTAGGGCCCGACGACCTTGCTCACGGCCGAGCCGCCGATCGGCTTCACATCCTTGATGTCTCTCTGCAGATCGACCGTCACCGAGGTGACGTATGCCGAGATGTCGCTCCCGTTGAGGGTAAACGTGGCGATATTGCCAGAGTTGAACGGCATTACTGGATCCTTTCCGGTGAGGGTTGATTCGGCTGAATAACCTGCTGATGATTCGCTCCGAGCGTTGCGACTGGCACCTCTGACCTTCGGACGTGATTGAGTG